TTTATCCTGCGGATGATGGCAAATGGTATTTTACGGAAGGTATGCCGTCAAGACCATTTATGTACATGACTGCAATAGAACTTCGTGATATTGTATCACAGACAGCAAAGGTGGTGTTTGGTAGTGGATAATGAATATCAGTGGGTATCAGATTTCAAAGTCAAGATTGCATCGTACTTAAAAATGAAGATACCGCAGAGCCATCCTAAAGCTTATGTGACGGACAAAAGCAAGGATTTGTCAGACCCTACATTCCCTACGGTGTACTTTCATGCTATGCCGTTCGCAGAGACAGGACAAGACCTTGAAGCACGTTCTGTTAATGGAATCACAGCATCATACCAGGTGGATGTGATAACCAACAAAAGTCAAGAAGAAGCCGAAGCTATCATGGCTACGGTTGCTGGACTTTTCAAACGTCTGCGATTTCAAATAACTTCCATGCCGGAGTTCAACAATACTTCGCAGGACACATACAGAAGCACCGCACGGTTCAGAAGAACAGTCGGTGCTGATGATACATTGTAACTATTAGAGCCATCTGGCTCTATTTTTTTATGCAAATTTAAGGAGGTATAAATTATGGCAGCAGCCGGAATTTCTACTTTAGGCATTACTTTCGGATATGGTACAGAGACAACCGCCGGAACAAAACCTACAAGTTTTAAGCAACTTACAAGAATCAATGCCATTGGCGGCATCAACATTGAACCGGAACAGATTGATGCTTCTGCGTTAGAAGATGCAATCACCAGATATGTAAAAGGTCGTGCAGATACTGGCGGTTCTTTTGCAGTCACAGTCAACTTTACATCAGAGACTGTTGCTGAATGGACTGCACTTATCACAGCCTATAAAGCTCTTACTGGTGGAAATAGAATGTGGTTTGAAACCGTTATTCCCGGAGAAGATAAATCTTTCTTCGTTGTTGGACAGCCGCCCGAGCAGATTCCACAACCCGAAATCGGACAGAACGAACTTCTGACGATCGAAATGAATCTTACCATTGAGGAATACAAGGGATTGGATGCTACCGTTGCACTGACAACGGGGGAATAGCAAGTCAGTCAGAAACAAATAACACTGCCGTGGCTGACTTTGATGAAGCGGTAGACGAAACATTGATTTAGCAAAAAGAGAGCCGTCTTCGGGCGGCTCCTTTCCAACAAAATGTTGGGGAAAGGATAAAATATGCTGACAGTAAAATTTGGAAAAAAGGAACTGAACATTAAATTCGGTTACGAAGCAACCGTAAAAAACAACATTATCAAGAAACTGGCAAACCTTGAAAAACAGGAAGACGGCATTGAATCCGTGAATAACATTCTCATGTTACTGCCGGAACTGATTCTTGTCGGTTTACAGAAATACCACTCTGATGAATACGGGTTCGACCCTTACAACAAAGAGCAGAAAGAAGCAAAGTTAAGCGAGGTTTATTCCATGCTTGATGATTATTTCGATTCTGACGAATCCGACATTCAGAAGTTGTTTGCTGATGTGCAAGGAGAGTTACTTGAAAACGGTTTTTTAGCGAAGCTCCTGAAACAGGAGCAGGAGAAGAACTCCAAGAAAGCACCGGAGAAGTCAGAGAACTAACATGGGAAATATACTGTAAAGAAGTACGTCCTATGTGGCTTTTATGCACAAAAGGATACGAATTTACAGTAAAAGATATAGATTCTTCCTGCCCTGCGGATTTAGAGCCTTATGCAGAAGCGTACAAGCTAGAAATGAAGCAGAGAGACAGAGAAATGTGGATGTGGTGGGGAGAATATGGAATATCTGCATTAATCTTTGCAATAGACCATTGCCTAAACGGTAGAAAAGCACAATCGAAGTATATTGACAAGCCTATTATGGAACGTGCGGACATTGCTAATAATGAAAAAGAAATTCAGAAGCAAAGGAAAGCGTTCCTCGCAGGACTTATGGCAATGCAAGCTAATTTTGAATTATCACATCCCAAAAAGGAGAAACAAACATGAGTTTAACAGGAATTGATGTGTCCTCATACCAGGGGACGATTAACTGGTGGGCGGTAAAACAGAACGGTATTGATTTTGCTATTCTGAAAGTCATCCGTAAGGATTTGAACCCGGACAAGAAGTTTGAAGAGAACTGGAAAGGTTGTAAAGAGCACAATGTCCATGTGCACGGAGTATATGAATACGGATATATTACAACGGTTGCAAAATCACGATCTGACGCAAGAAGAGTGCTTACTATTCTTAATGGCAGAAAAGTGACAGTATATCTTGATGTTGAAGATGCCGTTATGAAAGGTCTTGGCAAAAATATTATTTCCATTATCAATGCTTACGGCAAGGTCATCACAGATGCAGGATTGCCATTCGGTGTATACACTGGGGAAAGTTTTTACAAGACATACATTAAGCCTTATGGCGGTGTGAGTTATCCCATGTGGATCGCACGGTACGGCAAGAATAACGGCAAGTGTGATGTGAAGTATCAACCGCAAGTACCGAACATGGTAGGCTGGCAGTACACTTCTAAAGGGCGTGTAGGTGGCATTGCAGGAAATGTGGACATGAACGTATGGTACAAGAAATTAGATGCCGTATATGAGGATTCTACAAGCCATAGCAACCCTTATACAGAACCGGAAAGACTTCTGTATTACAAGCGTCTGTCAATGATGAAGGGCAATGATGTCAAGTGGGCGCAGTACGAACTTGTAAGGAAAGGCTTTATGCCGTCTATAAATGCGAAAGGTAAGACGAACATTGACGGATATTTCGGAAAAACCACTTCTGATGCAGTAAAAGCATTCCAAAAGAGTGTCAGTATCAAAGTGGACGGAAAAATCGGTGCGGTTACAAGGTCATATCTCAAAAAGTAATTTTAGGAGCGGTAGGTGTCACAGCTTACCGTTTTTTTCTTGGAAGTGGCAGACACTTCCTTTTTTATTGCAGTAAAGGCGGTGCGGTATGGCAGATATTGATTCTTTGCAGATTAAAATAAAAGCGGATGCGAATAACGCAAGTAACGCACTTGATAAGTTGGCAAATAGCCTTACGAATTTTCAGAAAAGCTTGTCTATTGATACGTCCAAACTGACAAGCATTTCTAATAGCATACAGAGTATCGCAAATGCCGCCAGTTCCATGAATACAAGCGGTATTAATAATATTTCCACATTGACAAATTCCATTAACAGAATGGGGAAAATAGATACAAGCGGATTAAGCAGAATTTCATCTGCACTGAAGACTTTTTCTGCTGACATGGCAGGAACAAAAGTAGATGGAGTAGGGGATATTGCGAGCATAGCATCTTCGATTTCAAGACTTGGTGGTGTGGCATCCGGCAGAGCAATCACAAACATTCCTTTACTAGCAAAGAATTTGAAGCAGTTATTTACAACTCTTTCAACCGCTCCGAATGTCAGTGAGAACATTATCCGCATGACAAATGCACTGGCAGGACTGGCATCTACCGGTGCAGCATCCGGGAGAGCCGCAAACTCTTTAGGACGTAATCTGAACACCTATACGGTAAGCGCAAGAAGAGCCACGAAGAGCACATTCAGTCTTGCTGCGGCTTTCGGCAGATTCTACGCAACATATTTCCTTGTGATCCGTGGAATTAAAAGTCTGTGGAAGTCCATAGAAGGAACTACGGACTATATAGAAGCATTTAACTACTACACGGTAGCGTTTAATAAAGTCGGCAAGGAATGGGGAAAGGATTTTGAAAAATTCGGTTACGACAACGCAGAGGATTATGCGCAGAGTTTCGGAAGCCGTGTAAATGAACTGCTTGGTAAAATGTCCGGTCTGAAAGTAGATGTAGACGGTGGATTGATTTCTGAAAGCGGAATGAAGAACCTGGGACTGAATTTACAGGAGATTACGCAGTACGCTTCACAGCTTGCATCTATTACCAACTCTTTAGGGCAGACCGGAGAAGTCACTACGGCAATTTCAAAGTCCATGACAATGCTTGCCGGGGACATTTCATCTCTGTTTAACGTGGATTTCAGTACAGTTGCAACAAACTTACAGTCCGGTTTGATCGGTCAGTCAAGAGCACTGTATAAGTATGGTATTGATATCACGAATGCCACACTGCAGACTTATGCTTACAAATACGGCATTGAAAAGGCTGTATCTGAAATGTCACAGGCAGAGAAACAGCAGTTGCGTCTACTGGCAATCTTAGACCAGTCCAAAGTATCATGGGGAGACTTGGCAAATACAATCAATTCTCCAAGTAATATGATCCGTCAGTTTACCAACAACGTAAAAGAAGCCGGTATGGTACTGGGGCAGTTGTTTATTCCGGTATTACAGAAAGTACTTCCTGTCATTAACGGTGTCGTAATTGCGATTAAGAGACTGCTTGTCAGTGTGGCAAATTTACTGGGAATCAAGATTGACTTTTCGTCATTCGGTCAAGGTGTATCCGGGTACAATGAAGAGTTGGAAGACACTGCAGATGCACTGGATAAAATTGGTGCAAGTGCAAAAAATGCAAAGAGCGGAGTACGTGAATTTGACAAGTTAAAAGTTATTTCCACACCAAAATCCAGTGGTTCCGGAAGTGGTGTTGGGGGAGCAGGAATTGACCTTACCAAAGAAATCATGGATGCTACTGCAGAGTACGAAAAAGTATGGCAGGAAGCATTTGACAAAATGCAGAATACGGCTATGGGTTGGGCTGACAAAGTAAGCAAGGTGTTTAAGCCAGTAAAAGATATCATAGAAGATTTGTCTTATGCATTTAAGTTTGATTCTGATGCCTGGTTTAAGGTTGCCGGAATGGATACTTCAAAACTGGTAACTGGTATTTTTGACTGGTTCACAAGAGCAATAGATTCTGTTGACTGGGAAAAAATTGGAAGACACATAGGTAGTTTCTTGGACGGAATGGATTGGACAGCAATCTTTACATCTGCAGGAAATTTCATAGAAACTGCCATAGATGCTGCTATCGATCTATGGAAAGGAAGTTTTGATGCTGCACCGATTGAAACCACGATTCTGACAGCAATAGGACTTTTGAAATTCACTGGCTTGGGAGATATTCTGTGGAAAGCAATAAAAGATTCTATTGTCTTGTCAATGGGCGGTAAGGCAGGAGCAGGAATCGGAGAAACAATTCTCGGAAGTCTATTAGGAACTGGAGCGGCAACAGGAGCAGGGGGAGCGGCAGCAGCAGGAGCAACCGGATTGTTTGGTGGTATTAGTGCAGGAGCAGTAGCGGCAACAGCGGCTATCACAGCGGTTGTAGCAGGACTTGCGCTTGTATATGCGACAAACGAGGATGTTAGAAATAGTTTCAAGGAATCAATTTCAGCCATTGCGGATAACCTAACTCCTGCAATGGAGTTTTTGACAACAACGGTTATACCAGATTTACAGAATGCATGGACAGGGCTTGTAGATGTGCTTACTCCGATAGGAGAATTTTTGAAGACTGCATTCACAAGCATATGGCAGGATATGCTAAATCCCGCATTAAAATATGTTGGTGAAGAAGTGCTTCCGAAATTGCAAAGTGCTTTTGAAAATCTTTGGAATGGAGTGCTTGTTCCGTTTGGAACATTCCTTGGAAATATCTTAAAGCCTGCAATTCAAATTGTTACTGATATACTTACGGTACTTTGGAAAAATGTAGTAGTTCCTTTGGCACAAGCATTAGGAAGTGTTTTAGGAGCTGCATTTGATGCGATAGTCGATACCATGAATTTTCTGGTAGAACAAGTAAAACCAGTAATAGAAGTATTCAACTTCTTATGGGACAATGTTTTATCTCCCATAGTCACTCATTTGTGGGAAGATTTAAAGCCTGCTTTTGAAACTGTATTTAATGCAATAGGAAATATTATCAAAAATCTTGGAACAGCATTAAAAGGATTAATAAATTTTGTTTCTGGTGTGTTCACTGGAAACTGGAGAAAAGCATGGGACGGAATAAAAGATATTTTCAAAGGAGTGTTTAATGGACTTGTATCCATAGTAGAAGGATGCGTAAATCTGATTATTGATGGAATAAACGCTTTTATTGATGGTTTTGGTCTGATTAGTGGCATATCTGAAGCTATAGGAATAAGTTTCAAGCCAGTGCAAATACCTAAAATAAGTATTCCTCGATTTGATACCGGTGGTTACGTTCCGAGCCGATACACAATGTTTATGGCAGGAGAGAACGGTGTTCCGGAGATTGCCGGGACAGTAGGCGGCAAGACAGCGGTTGCCGGTGGAGTTGAAATCACTGGAATCAAAGATGCCATCAATTCCACGGCACAACAGGAAATTGCACTTCTGAAACAAAATAATCAGTTACTGCAAGGAATCCTTGAAAAAGAGTTTGGAATAACAACCGATCAAATTGGAATTGCAGCAAGACAATACGGTCAAGAGCAATTTAACCAAAAACACAAGAACGTATATGTATTTTAACACAGACAGCACTCTGAATGGGTGCTGTCTATTTTTATGCAATAAGGCGGTGAGTGTATGTCAGCATATCAAGGATGGCTTTTAAAAATTGGAGATTACGTTATTGACCAGTCAAGATTTATAGCCGCTGAAAGTTATCAGCCGGCTGTAAATATGCAGGATGTAGACCCGTGGACTGATGCAAATGGATACGTACATAGAAATGCTGTGGAGCTAAAAGCATTAAGTGTTGATTTTTCCACGCCTGCGATGCTGACGGATGACGATTTGCAAGAGTTACTGTCCGGGATACGAAGCAACTTTATTGATGCAACGGAACAAGGATGTAATATCACGGCATACATTCCATTTTTAGGTCAATATGTCACACAATATGGATATATGGCTGATATAAAACCTACAATCTACGGAACTTATGACGGAGAGATTAAATACAATCAGATAGAATTTTCATTTGTCGGAGGTGTAGCGAATGAGTAACTATACCTATGCGGATTTGTTTGATAAAAGTGCATCCAAAAAGGAAATCACGATTGAAACAGAGGACAAGTCTGTAAAAATCACCAACAGCGAAATACATTTTGAACAGTTTGAATTAAAAGAAATCCTATGTGATGATGATTACCTTACATTTGGACAGTGCAATGCATCACAGTTAAAATTCAAAATTTCCAACGTGTTCACAAGCATTATTGGGAAACAGATAAATGTTTCTGCTGTGATTAATGGACATACTGACACACCATTTATTTTCGGCAAATACCGTGTCGTTTCAGATAAACCAACAGATGATAAGCGTTACAGAAATGTGACGGCATATGACGTTATATACGATATTGGAGAATCAGAAGCATCTTCCTGGTATAACGGGTTGAAATTTCCTCTGACCTTAAAGCAGTTCAGAGACAGTTTTTTTTCATATTTTGGTGTTGAGCAAGTAGCAATCACATTACCTAATGACAGCATGGAAGTGGCAGAAACAATCAAACCAAGTGAGTTGTCTGGCCAGACGGTCATGGAAGCAATCTGCTCAATAAATGGATGCTTTGGCCACATTAACCATGATGGAAAATTTGAATATGTTTTCCTTAAAGAAATAATATCCGGTTTATATCCACAGAAAGGATTATATCCACAGAAAGGATTATACCCTAGAAAAGGTTCTGAAAAAGAAAAGGTTACTGGTGGAAAATACAAATCAGTTAAATATGAAGATTTTGTCTGCCAAAAAGTTACAAAAGTTCAGATAAGACAATCAGAAAATGATATTGGTGCAGTTTACCCAGATACAGAGATTACCGAGAACGACAACAGTTATATTTTGCAAGATAATTTCCTTGTTTATGGAATGGGTGCAGATGCCCTAGAAACGGTTGCAAGAAATCTGTATGAGGTTATTAAAGTTGTAAAATATAGACCTTATAACTGTGAAAAAATAGGAAATCCTTGTTTGAGCCTTGGAGAAGCAGTCAATGTATATACGGATAAAGAAATCATAGAAAGCTATGTGTTGAGTAGAACATACAAAGGAATCCAACAACCGAAAGACACCATATCAGCAAGCGGAAAATCTCCAAAGTACAGTAAACAGGTAAATGGAATTAACAAAAGTATAATTCAACTCCGTGGAAAGACTAATGAACTAGAACGGAATGTAGAAGAGACCCGGTCTGAGATCAAGGATGTAGAGAGCGGATTGGATACGAAAATTACGCAAAATGCAGGAAAAATTGAAGCAGAAGCGAAAAGGGCAACAGATACAGAAGTAGAATTGGCAGCGGCAATATCTTTGCAGGCAGACCAAATCAAATTAAAAGTATCAAAAGGTGATGTCAGTTCTCAGTTAAGTGTTGAAAGTGGACAGGTAAGTATTTCTGGAAACCGTTTTGTATTGGAAGCAGATAACTGTAGCATATCAGCAGATGGAACTATAACAGCTAAAAACGCAGTAATGACTGGTAGTTTTAAGTCTATAGGGGAAGACGGAAGTTACACAGAAGTATCATCAGGTGAAATTAAATTTTATAACGAACTATTGCAAAGCACAGGATCTATAAAAGGATTGGGACAATATCTTACTATTGATGCTTCAATGGTAAGTGTAAGCGGAATTTTAGTGGTAGGAAATGGAGCAACATATGATTCACAATATGTAAAAAACATATCAACAACTTCTCAAATATTGGGCAGTAAGACAGTACTGACAAGTGCCACATTAAGTGTCACAAAAAATTATATAAATGGAACCGTATCAGATGTATCTTTGGTAACACAAACAGCCAATGTTGCTGATTATCCTGGACATAATGTTAATTTTATTACAGGAGTTTCATCACTTGGAGGTTTGCTCACTGCAACATCTGGAATTGTCACACTTATGACGTAGGAGATTTATTATGGTAAAAAAAATATTTATTCTTCAAACGATTATTGGAAAAACAATGAAAGAAGTAATGGAAGAAAGGCAAGAAATTCAGCAATATATAGCTTTTACCATTGGAATTTCCACGTTTACGGAAATAAATGCCACATTGTTTAGCACGGAAGATGGCGATGGTTTTGAAGAGTTTATGAAGCAACTTATTGACATGTCGGATACAGTGGTTGCACAGAGCGGATATGAGGTATCTGAACTGTGCAAAAATCTGTATGCATATGCAGAAGAGCAAGGAAAAGAAATCTATGTAAGGGAGAATTGATATGGCAGCAAACTTTGAGATTAAGAAATTAAAAAGCAACCTTGTGACAGTATTAAATCAAACACCGTTGCCTATCGAGGTGAAAAGGCTTGTACTGTATGAAGTGTATTCGGAGACTAAACAGTTATCAGATATGCAGATTATGAAAGAGGAAAGCGAGGTATCTGCAGATGGCGTTGAATAAGGTTTATACCAGAATTAACTGGGAAGATTATCCAAGTGAAAACACGGATTTAGATGCATACAATCTTAATCAGATGGATTCTGCTATTGATGCGTTGGACAACCGTATCATATCACAGGATGCCTTAAAAGTAGACAAGTCTGCAATAAACGGAAATATTGCTGATTGGACTATGGATGAAACAACCGGTGTTATTACTATTACAAAGTACAATGGTGAAAAAGTAATTTTTGACCTTAATATTGAAAAAATACCTGTCGAATTTTCCATGTCTGATGACGGAATCATTACCATGACTACAGAAGATGGAACACAGTTTACAGCTGATATTGGTTCTATGATTCCGGTGTTGACATTTGAAGATTCTGCAACCATAACTGTCTCCGTGACTGGTACTGGAAAGAATAAGACTTATTCTTTTTCGATAAAAACAGGATCAGTAACAGATGATATGCTTCAGCCTAATTATTTAGCAGATATTAGAGTAGAATCCGCAAATGCATCTGCTTATGCGCAATCCGCAAATGCAAAATCTGTATTGGCTGAATCTTATGCCGTAGGTGGAACCGGAACAAGAGAAGGAGAAGATACAGATAACGCAAAGTATTATATGGAGCAGGCAAAACAGCAAACAGGCGGTATACCTACAAAAGTCAGCGAATTAGAAAATGATGTAGGATACATTACAAAATCAGTTTCTAATTTGACAAATTACTATGACAAAACCGATGTTGATAAAAAAATAGATGAAATTCCAAAAACAGATTTGACAAACTATTTGACCAAAACTGGTGATGGTAGTAATTTGACTGCGGCGTTTGAAGAAGCAACAACTTTAGAGGAATTAACGACAGGAGAAAAGTTATCATCTATTTTGGGAAAAATTAAACTGGCTGTAAAAAACATTAAATCACTTATAAGCCTTATCGGAACTACCGATATTTCGACTATTGGTGACGGTACTATCACTGGGGGATTAAGTGATGTAAATGGCAAGTTAAGTGGTTTGAAATTTGCATCAATATCAACATCTGTTACTC